ACCCACAGATGATCAGTGAAGAAAATCTGGATAGTCGTATGGCTGCATATGTTAACTCAATTGGCAAAACTAATTTAGTTTAATTAACAAATAATAAAGGAAAAAACATGTATTTATCAGAATCCCTAGAAAGAAAGTGGTCTCCGGTTCTAGACCACAATGGTCTACCAAAGATTAAGGACCCCTATCGCCGTGCTGTTACAGCCGTTGTTCTCGAAACACAAGAAAGAGAAATGGCTAAAGAAGCTGGTATTCTTAACGAAGCCGCTCCTACAAACTCTGGTGGTGGTCTTGGCGCCGGTACTAACATTGGTTCTTACGATCCAATTCTTATCTCACTAGTTCGTCGCGCTCTACCTAACCTAATTGCTTATGATGTTTGCGGCGTTCAGCCTATGACTGGTCCTACAGGACTTATCTTTGCTATGCGTTCGCGTTATAAGACAATGGCTGGTACAAATGCTCCATTAACTGGTTCTAACGAAGCATTCTTTAATGAAGCAAACACCGCATTTTCTGCACAGAATAATGCATTTGGATTCACCAACGTCGGTTCACATCCTGACGCTAATAACAATCCTTTTGCTGATGCAACTCTAGCCGGTAACTCTTTCCCAACTGGTACTGGTATGAGCACTGCACAGGCTGAAGCACTAGGTGATGCGGCCGGTAATATGTTTAACGAAATGGCGTTTAACATCGACAAGGTTACTGTTACAGCTAAGTCGCGCGCCCTAAAAGCAGAATATACCACAGAACTTGCACAAGACTTGAAGGCAATTCATGGTCTTGACGCCGAAACTGAATTGGCTAATATTCTTTCAACAGAAATTCTAGCCGAAATCAACCGCGAAGTTATCAGAACAATTTATCGTTCTGCTACAATTGGCGCACAATATGGTGTTACAACTGCTGGTACTTTCGATCTTGACGTCGACTCTAATGGTCGTTGGTCTATGGAAAAGTTCAAAGGTCTTATTTTCCATATTGAACGCGAATGTAATGCTCTATCGAAGGCTACACGTCGTGGTAAGGGTAACGTCCTAATTGTTTCTTCTGACGTTGCTTCTGCAATGGCCATGACTGGTGTTCTTTCTTATACACCACAACTTTCCGCAGACCTAACTGTTGATGATACTGGTAATACTTTTGCTGGTACTATTCATGGTCGTATTAAGGTTTATATCGATCCTTATTTCGGTGGTTCTGAAAACGGTGATGAACTTGTAACAGTTGGTTATCGCGGTCAGTCACCATTTGATGCTGGTTTATTCTATTGCCCATACGTTCCACTACAAATGGTTCGTGCTCTTGGTCCAGATAACTTCCAGCCAAAGATTGCCTTCAAGACACGTTACGGAATGGTTGCAAATCCATTTGCAACTAATGCTGGTGACGGTGTTGTTGGTACTCGCGATGTTGCTAACCAGGCAAATAGATACTATCGTATCTTCCGTGTGCGTAACCTTACTTGATGTAATAATATTTTATTATACCAATAAGAAACGGGTTTACCGTTCATTTAAGAGGGGCTTTTGCCCCTCTTTTTTCGTCTATATATCTATACCTAAATAACAGTAGGAGAAAGATAATGACCACAGAATCTTTTGCATCTAACACACCACAAAACACAAGTATTCTTCAACTTACGAGATTTACATTTCTAATTCCAGATAAACCATATTTGAAATATTTTTGTCAGACAGTTTCAATACCTTCTGTTTCTACTAATCCGGCGCTGGTGCCTACGCCATTGTCTAATATATATTATCATGGCGATAAATTATTATTTGAACCATTAACTATTACAGCAATAGTTGACGAAGATATGAAAATATGGGAAGAAACATATAATTGGTTAAAAAGTTTAACAAGGCCATCAACATCTGATGAATATGCTAGAAAAAATCTAAACGATAAAAAACCTTTATATTTTGATGGTTTTTTAACAGTCAACACTAATGCCAATAATCCAAATATACGTTTTAAGTTTCATAACTGCCATCCAATATCAATTGGTAATATAGATTTTGATACAAAAACTAATGCAGATAACGTACCAACTTGTGATATTTCTTTTAGATATGACATTTTTGAAGTGGAAAGGATTTGACTTACTTAGTAAAATAATATATAATGTTATGTTTTTTATAAGCGGAGATGACGTATGAAGCCACCAGTGAACATAGAAGATTTAATGAAAGAATGGGCTACAGATTCATACATAGATAGTTCTGCTATGGAGATAGAAACTCTTAAAACACCTAAGTTACATAGCAAGTACTTAAATATCATGTCTTTTCATAAACATATTATTCATAAACTAGATGCTGAATATAAGATCAAAAAAGGCATTAAAGAAGATTATTATGCTGGACGTTTATCAGAAGAAGAATTGAAAGAACATGGTTTCGAACCTATGCAGTTTGTTTTATCGGAACCTAAAATTGCGCGTAAGATAGAATCAGACAAAGAACTCATTCAAATTCTATTAAAGAAAACAGCACATAACGAAATTGTTTTGTTTTGTGAAAGCGTTCTAAAATCATTACATTCTAGAACATATGATCTTGGTAATTACATAAAATATCAACAATTAATATTAGGAAATTGATGCAATTAACCATAAAAAAATATGATAATACATATGTAAAAATTTTTTGTCCTAAATGTATAGAAATGGAATTGAGAGAACATTTCTCTTTTAGACCTGCTAATTATAACTTTCATCCTGATTATAAAAAATCTAAAGATGGAAAAAGAAAGTGGGATGGTTATATCCGCCTTTATAATATGAGAACAAAACTCATTTATAAAGGATTGGTTAATGATGTTATCGCGTGGGCCAAAGACCAAAATTACGAAGTAAATTATGAAGATGAAGAATTTGATAATTCGTTTTCAATCGCAGAGGCTATTAAATTTATAGTTGAATTGAAACCCAAACATGAACCAAGAGATTATCAAATAGATGGTTTTGTTCATGCTATTAGGTCTAAACGAAAAATTGTCTTATCTCCCACAGGATCAGGTAAATCTTTATTGCAATATATGATTTTCATTTATCTAATGAAAAAAGGTATGAGAGGATTATTGATTGTTCCTAGATCGGCATTAGTAGAACAAATGTATTCTGACTTTGAAGATTATTCTTCAATAAATAAAAAAGATATGTCGAAGTATTGTCATAGAATATATTCTGGTCAAGATAAGAATGTAGATAAACCTCTTGTCATATCCACTTGGCAATCTTTACAAAATATGCCTGAAGATTATTTTAAAAAATTTGATTATGTTATTGTTGATGAAGTGCATGGTGTCATACAACACGGACCGACATTTAAAGTATTAATGAAAATTGTTGGTAATTGTGTTAATGCTCAATATAGAATAGGTGTGAGTGGAACTTTACCCAAAGGACCTAGTGTAGATTTTACTTTGCGCGGATTATTTGGTGATATTTACAAAGCAGTATCCACAAAAGAGTTAATGGAAAGAGAAGAATTAGCAGATTTGAATATTAAATGTTTGCTTCTCAAATATTCTAAAGAAGAAAGACAATTATTATCTAAATTAGATTATAAAAAAGAAATATATGAAGTAAATGTTCCTTTAGTTGGAGAATTTAATGTCTATAACATTCTAGCGGTCATC